CTTGAGTTGAGAATGCTTGCACACTATCTTAATGATGAGGATTATACTAATGAAATCGTTAACGGAGATGTCCACACAGCTAATCAAAGATCTGCGGGACTTGAATCAAGAAGTCAGGCTAAGACTTTCATCTATGCCCTCTTATACGGAGCAGGAAATGAGAAGCTTGGAAGTGTGGCTGGCGGAGGTGCGAAGCTTGGTGGCAGACTTAGAAAATCTTTCTTCGATAATCTTCCATCATTCAGAACTCTTACAGATAAAGTTGAAAGAGCAGCAGCAAAGGGATACTTAAAAGGTTTAGATGGACGTAAGATATTCATCAGATCTAAACACGCTGCACTGAACAGCCTGCTTCAGAGTGCTGGTGCTATAGTAATGAAGAAGGCCCTTGTAATTTTCAATGAGAAAATAAAAGATCTACCTGCTGAGTTTGTAGCTAACGTGCATGATGAATGGCAGGTTGAGACAGCACAAATGAGTGCTGACACTGTAGGCAACCTTGGTGTTGAAGCAATCATTCAAGCAGGTATAGAACTTAATTTAAATTGCCCACTGGACGGAGAATATAATGTCGGAAGCAACTGGTCGGAGACACACTGATAAAGAATATAAATATAAGTTTAACGGTAAGTATGCTGATGGTAGCGTATCTTTTAGGCACGATACCGAACAGTCGCTTGAATATGTTAAAGATTATTTAGACTTAAAAAATATCAAATACGATATTGAAATAAGGGCAAACATGCTTTGGGTTTATCACGAAAGTAAAACTTATTATTACTATTATACTACTGGAAGGTGGGCACGTTATTATAAAGGCCATCGTCCAGACAAGCACTACCGCTCTAAAGGAATTGTTGATTTTATAACTAGGTTTGTACTGGAGGAAAGTGATGACTAATATAAATCCTAAAACAAATAGACCATATTACTATAAAGACAACCCTGCAACTGTTAAGGCTAGGGATGCGCGAAGGATGTGGGTAAACGGTAAAGAGATTTCAAAGGCTCATCCGTTGCACAAGCCGGGAAGATATAAAACTCTTGGTGACGCTGCCTTTAGTTCTTTGAAAGGATATGAGACTGTTAAGAGTGGTTTTATTTATATCATGCACAATCCAGCTTTTCCGGGCTGGGTTAAGGTAGGGATGGCTATTGATGCCGAAGATAGAATAAAACAATTCCAAACTGGATCTCCCTATAGGAACTACTCACTTGTAAAATCTTATAAGGTTGCAGACAGGCGTACTGCCGAATCTAAAGCGCATGGGGCTTTGACTGTGGAAGGTCGGGGTCGTAGAGGCGAGTGGTTCTACATGGGATCTAATGTAGCTGTTACTGAACTTGATAAACTATTTCCTGCTGGAGAACAACTTGAACTCTTCTAAAAATCTAAACACTTTAGTTCAAGATATTTACAATACTCTTGAGCCTCTTTGTAACAATGAGGGTATTGATTTCCCTGACGAAGCAATTGAAGAGCTTGGAGATAATATAAAAAATATATTCTATGAGTGGAAAAATCCCAAGCAGCGTAACAACGGGTTCACATTACGGATGTCTAATGTAGGTAAACCCGCTAGACAATTGTGGTTTGAAAACAAAAGTCAAGGATCTGTTTCTGATATAACACCACCCACCTTCATTAAGTTTATGTACGGCCACCTACTGGAAGAGATACTACTTTTTCTGGTTACCCTATCAGGGCATGAGGTTAACTCAACCCAGAAGGAGGTGACGGTTGAAGGAATAACAGGACACATGGATTGCAAGATAGATGGTGAAGTCATAGATATTAAGACCGCATCAGGAAGAGCCTTCCAGAAGTTCTCTAATGGTACACTAGCAGAGGACGATCCCTTTGGTTACATCGCCCAGCTTTGCGGTTATGAGGCCGCTGAAGGTACGGACGGCGGTGGTTTCCTAGCAATCAATAAAGAAACGGGTGAGCTTGCCTTATACATCCCAGAGGAACTGGATAAGATAAATATAAAAAATAAAATAAATAACTTAAAAGAGTCTATTGCGCTTGACACACCCCCTGAAAGATGCTACGATCCTGTGCCTGAAGGCAAGTCAGGCAATATGAAACTTAATAAGAATTGTTTCTATTGCAAGCATAAGTTTTCTTGTTATGCGGATGCTAATGATGGTGAAGGATTAAGAACTTTCATGTACTCTAAAGGCCCCGTGTACCTGACTGAAGTTAAATCCACCCCCAGAGTAACGGAGATTATAGATGAACTCTAGATCTTGTAAAGCTATTTCAAGGCACTCCGATGCCCTGTTATTAGAATGGTTAAAGACTCTTGTACCTGAGAGCGACCACGACAAACTAAATGTAAATAACTTATACCAATATTTACCCGACACTAACTACTTCTTTGTCAACAGGGAAATACGTTTAAGCTTTTACAGCCCTAAATGGGTTCGTAAGGGGCTTAAAAAATTAGTAAAGCGTGGTCATGAACTTGCTTCTATAACGATGTCTGACTTAGAGACTCTTGCAAAGAACCATCAGGTGGTTGATGAGTACTAAAAAGAAATCACCTAGCGGCTGGCGCAAGCCTAGAGTACCCCGCCCAAAGCTTGTGAAGAAAGACGGTAACAAATATGATTCTATCTGGGAGATGGTGTTACACGAATCAATCCTTAAAGATTGGGAACATCATACAGATTATGTTTCTTATATCATTGAGCATAAGTACGAACCTGATTTCGTTAAAAAGGTAGGTAAGAAAAAAATCCTTCTTGAATCTAAAGGCAGGTTCTGGGACTTCCAAGAATACAATAAATACATATGGGTTAAAAAAGTGTTGCCTAAAAACACTGAACTGGTATTCTTGTTTGCTAACCCATCAGCACCTATGCCCGGAGCCAAGCGCCGTAAGGACGGTACTAAAAGATCCCATGCGGAGTGGGCAGAGGCTAACGGATTCAGGTGGTTTAGTGAGGACAGTATCCCTGACAGTTGGATTGACAAGTCTGCTAGAGATACTGAAGAGTTTAAGAAACGTAATGATAAGATTAACTTGGAGATGCAATGAGTATTGATAATGCAACACCAGAGGAGTGGAATAACTTGGCCTTTAAAACTGTTGAAGATAACAAACCTAGAGTACCTACCGCAACACCTGTAGCTGATACTTGGAATTATGTTTATGATGACAACGAACCTAATGAACATCCAGTGTTCTCTGAGGAAGCTATGGCTAAGAGCTATGACGCAGTAAACCGACCAGAGCATTACAACAACGGCGGTATGGAATGTATTGATGCTATCCAAGGTATGCTTACACATGATGAGTACATCGGTTACTTGCGTGGTAATGCACTGAAATATAACTGGCGTTGTCGCTACAAAGGTAAGCCTATAGAAGACTTACGTAAGGCCCGTTGGTACGAAGAGCGTTTGATTCGTTACATGTTGGAGCATCCGGGTGACAAGTTGGGATAGGAAAGCAGAAAGGACTGAAATGTTTCATAAAAGAAACAAAGTAAAGAATAAGAAACAAAACAAAGCAAGAACTAAGGGCTACAGGCAAGCTCAATTAACAGAGAAGGATGATTTGGATGACATCAAAGATTGGCATACAGGATTATTTAGGGATTCAGATTGATTATGATCGGGAAGAAACCCTTAATAATTTTTCTTTAGAAACTTTAAAAGACCGTTACTTTTGGGAGGATGAGACACATGCCCAAGAAGCCTTCGCCAGAGCGTCCGTCTATGGTGCAACGTATCAGGGACTTACTGACTACGATCTTGCACAGCGACTTTACAACTACTCAAGTAAGAGTTGGTTCGGCTTTAGCACTCCTATACTTAGCAACGGGGGAACCACACGTGGCCTCCCTATTAGCTGTTTTCTTAATTATGTTCCTGATTCAAGGCGCGGCCTATCTGATCATTATGATGAGAACATATGGCTGGCAAGTGGAGGTGGAGGCTTGGGTGGATATTGGGGTGATGTTAGAAGCAACGGCGTTTCTACTGCTAACGGCAGTCAGTCTACTGGTAGCATCCCTTTCATGCACGTAGTTGATAGTCAGATGTTGGCCTTCAATCAAGGTATCACCCGCAGGGGATCTTATGCAGCGTACATGGACATCAGCCACCCAGAGGTTGAAGAGTTTATTGCCATGCGTAAGACTACTGGTGGTGATCTTAATCGTAAGTGTCTTAACCTACACAACGGTATCTCTATCACTGATGAGTTCCTTGAAGCTGTAAGAGGTGATGGTCAGTGGCGTTTGATTGACCCTAAGTCTAAGCAGGCAGTAAAAACTTTATCAGCTAGGGACTTGTGGTGGCAGCTAGTACACACCAGAGCAGAGACAGGTGAACCTTACATTGTTAACCTAGACCGCTGTAATGAGGCTCTACCGCAGGAACAGAAGGATCTAGGCTTAGAGGTACGTCAGAGTAACCTATGCTCTGAGATTACCCTACCGACCAGTGAGGAGCGTACAGCAGTGTGCTGCTTATCTAGTGTTAACCTAGAGTACTTTGATGAGTGGAAGGACGATGAACAATTCATTGATGATCTCATTACAATGCTTGACAATACCTTAGAACATTTTATTGATAACGCTATACAGACAGTAGGCATATCACAACAATGCGATAACTTACAGGAGTTTAAGTATCATGTGGACTTGGATAAAAGAGGGTTTGCAAAAGCCGCTTATTCAGCATATAGAGAACGGGCGGTTGGTCTTGGAGCGATGGGTTTTCATAGTTACCTTCAACGTAATGGAATCCCTTTTGCGGGAATGTACGGCTGGTAGTGGCCTGCGTAATTCCCATCTGCTTGCTATTGCCCCTAATGCTAGTTCTAGTATTATATGTGGTGGAACAAGCCCTTCTATTGAGCCTACGAGGGCTAACGTATTTACGCACAAGACTCTGACAGGCTCTTTCAAAGTAAAAAATAAATACTTGGAGGAACTACTTGAAAGTAAAGGTATCAATACCGAAGAAACGTGGAAGGATATTGCTGCTGCTGAAGGCTCTGTTAAAGACTTGGAGGAACTCACGGAAGAGGAGAAGGAAGTATTTAAGACAGCACCAGAACTCAACCAGATCTGGGTTATTGAACACGCCTATCAGCGACAGAAGTACGTCTGCCAAGCACAGTCAGTAAACTTATTCTTTGAGCCACCACCAGCTACAGCACCACAGGAGGTACACGATGAGTATTTGGAGTATGTTAATAGCGTGCATTGGACAGGAGCTAACAAACTCAAATCTATGTATTACCTGCGAACTACAGCGGCTAGAAATACAGAGAATGTTAACATCAAGATCCCTAGAATCAACCTTGAAGACGGGGAGTGCCTAAGCTGTGAAGGATGAACACCCAGTCTATAGGGCACAATTCTATATAACAGAGTTAAAAAAGTATGCCACTTGGTCTGACTATCTGGCATACTATAGGGAACAGGATGACAAGATCATGTTGTTCAGTAACTACTGTATGCAGATGTGGGCCAGTTACATGAATGATAAAATCAAACAACAGGAGGCACCCTTGAGTTACAAGGAGTACCTTAGTAAATTTAAAGAATTACTGGAGGATGGATACAGTGATAGATCCTAAGATTAGTGCCATGATGCGTCTTTACAATGCTGAGATAGATGTATACAAGGCAGAAATACAGAACTACTTAGATAATCCTGTAGGCGTTGGTGAGCATGGTAACTTGATTGAAACTATGGACACCTTGGTTGCTAAGATGGCTGAAGCAGAAGATAAACTTATTGTATTGGAGACACATTTTAATGAGTAACGTAGTTAATTTAATGCCTGAAGATGCAACGGCTGATGAAGTTTTAGAGGATTCTAAAGGCTCTTTTAAAGATGTACTTATCTTAGGCTGGGATGAGGAGGGCGTATTGAACGCTAAGTCAACTGCCTCCCTAGACCTAAAAGAGATCGTCTATATGATAGAGGTTTTTAAGGCCGTTATTATTACAGCGGGGCATGAGATAGATGATTGACAATCTACCTAAGATAGTTGTTAAGAAAGTCACAGAGAATGAGGATGGTTCTGCTAACATGGAACTGGACTTAGACTCTCAAGCAGTACAGCTACTACTTGACATAGGTTTGACTAGACTGCTTGAAGAACATTTGGAGAACAACAAAGATGAGCGATGAACTGATACACCTGATTAGCGTATGGTCTATGCAGCGAGGTATAATTAACAACAGTACACCCTTGGCACAGTTTGCTAAACTTGTGTCAGAGGTAGGTGAGCTAGGGGACAACGTAGCCAAGGAGCGTGATGTTACT